AGCATAAATAGATCCATTTTTAAATAAAACTGCTTGGTTGTAATTATTTGCTGAGTTCCATGCAACAGATCCAGTTATTTGATAGTAACCAGCAACAGTAGGTTGAAAGCGATAGTTTGTAGTCGCATCAAAATTGTTATTGGTGTCAAAACTCTTATTACTCAAAGCAACTTTTGTTTGAGTAGCGTTTGCAATTGTTTGTGTCGTTGTTCCATAAGCACTAAAGGCAGGCCCATTACCAGCTACGTTCGGCCCAAGCATTGCTTGCGGAATTAAAGTCTGTGACATAGATTAAACTCCTTGCGAAGATTTTAATGCCATATCAGCTGCAGCATCAATCATCTGTTGTGTATAAGCAGCTACAACTTCTGATGTCCAAGCTGCTTGTGCAATAGCAACTACTTTAGGATCTTGGCCAGTAAGATCTTGGCCAGGAATTAAAGAAGTACGATGATAAGTTTGTGCAATCTGCTCACCATCACGAGTGATGCGAGTTGCTTCTCGGTAGAGAACAGTGCCATTTTCGGCAACTGTGATTTGGTCGATGACTTTTGTTTCTTGGAGTGACATGGTGTGTTCCTTTTAGGCCGTGAAGTATGTTGCCGAACCAACAAAATATGGTCTCGCGGAGATTGCTATTGTTGAATACATGCTGCTTATATATTGCAGCGTTAGTCCCAAGTTTGCATTTGAGGAATCGGACATGCCGCCAACATAAAGGCTACCATCGCCTGCATACGGAAGGCCGCCACAAATTTGAGATGCAGCTCCACACGCAACAGACGTTGATCCCTGTACTAAAAAATAAACGGTTACCTGTTTTCCGATCTTTACGTATTTTCCAGACGAACTGAATGAGCCAACAACCGTAAGTCCTGACCCTTGTGTCGGCGTCCAAGTCCCCTCCTCATAATCATCCAGCGTGTTTGGGTCAGATGATGGATTCTGAGTTGCAGGAAAAGCTACTTGACCAGTAGCACCTGTATTTAAGATACCACCAACAGTTAAACCACCTGTCATAGTATCACCAGCTTTGTTTACTGGGGTATATCCAATATTACCAATAGCTGCACCCGCTGCCATTTTTGCAGCAGTAACTGTACCATCACTAGGAACACCAATAGGTAGTGGAGTAGAGTATTTAACTTCAATACTCACACCAGTAGGAGTTGCACTTGTGAATGTCAGAGCAGTGCCAGTGATAGAATAAGTGCTATGATCTTGGTGTACGCCGCCAAAGAACACATCAGTATTATTCTTATTTCCTGGATCTACTGAGAGTGTGAATGGGCCAGTTGTATTATTACCAGTGAAAGCATCTACGTTAGCAGAAGTAGCGCCGAGACCTGACTGACTAGCTAACCATGTGTTAGTTTCAAAGTCTGCTACAAAGATAACCTGAGAGTACTGAGCAGAGATAGCAACTGATGTAGCGCCGTTAATTGTGTCTGAGCCAGAACGATTAATGATTGCCTGATTACCATCAGAAGTCCACTTAACAACAGACACGCGGAAACCATCAGTTACTGTACTGATCTGTGGCAGAGTGAATGTGATAGCGCCAGAGCCTGTGTTAGCACGGAATAAAGTGCCAGCATCAGCAGGTAAGATAGTATAGTTAGCTGTCTTATCTAATACTTGACGATACAAACCAGAAGCGGCAGCAGCAGCAGCACTGGCAGCACTAGAAGCTGCGGCAGTTGCACTAGCAGCGGCATTAGTGGCAGAAGTAGAAGCATTACCTGCTTGCGTAGTTGCAATGCCAGCTTGCGTAGTGGCAGTAGTTGCGCTGGTAGAAGCAGCCATAGCAGATGCTGAGGCATTTGCAGCACCTGATGAAGATAAACTTGCAGATGCGCCAGCATTACTTGCTTGGACAGTAGCAATCGAAGCGCTGTTAGAAGCAGAACTTGCATAGCTAGAAGCTGAAGTTGCACTTGTTCCAGCAGAGGTTGCTGAGGATGCAGCAGCTGTTGCGCTGGTAGCAGCAGTACTTGCAGAAGTTCCTGCAGACCCAGCTGACGTACTCGCAGAAGTTGCACTGTTAGTTGCAGATGTTGCAGCTGCAGTAGCAGTAGCAGCGCTGGCAGTTGCAGAGATTGCCGCAGCATTTGCAGTTGCAACAGCAGTAGATACATCAGTTGTAATACTTGTGAGTGCGACACCGACAGCTTCTACAGTATCCAGAGCTGTAAGTTGCGAAGTCCAAGTAAATTGGTTAGTGGCAGTTTCATTGTAATCTACTCCAACAACCATCTTCTGACCATTCAGAAAAACCCAGAGACTTTGAGTTCCTGGGGTATAACTAAATGCAGTAAGAGTAAAAACAGTTTGCCCATCTATGACAGGCAGTTCTTGAAACTTGAAGGCAGGTGTACTATTTGCACTAAGTACGCCGCCCCCTCCGAAGATAGATGTCATGTTGTTTCCCTATAAAAAGTCTGTAACTCGTAGAGTTATTAGTAACCATTAGCAATGATATTGCTCATCTTAAGCATACCGATTTGTTCTGGAACCAATGTTCGGTAGGAAGCAGCTTCATCATCTTTACCAATTGCTTTAAAGACTGTAGCAGCTGCATCGAAAATAATTGCATAAGGATGATCTTTAGCAATCCAAGAATTATATCCAGTAGTTGTGATATCAGGATTCAGATAACAACCTAGGAGATAATACTGTTCTTGAGTATCGCTACGTAGGTTGAGATAAGATCCAGCCACATAGTAGATATTTGTTTTCTCTACTGTGTAACGATCCAGAACCGATTCAGGAAGAATCAGATCTAAGAACTTTCCTGGAGTATATGGAGTTGTTGACAGATCATACTTACGCAAATACTTTACTGCGCGCCAGAGAGGAATCAATGCGCGATAATCAAGTTGTTGTAGATAGTCAGAAGTATCGAATTGCACACCAGTTTCAAACAGATCTTTATAATAGTAATCTGACTGATGAGCCTTGAGAGTAGCAGATTTAATAGCCGACAAAGTTTCAGACACTCGGTCAGGGCGACCAGTGATTGTGTAAACTTCTTGAATCAATTCAGCTAATGTCATCTGCTACTTTCAGGGTGGAAAAATTAAAACTATCTTATTGCTTATTAGCGTTCAAGCTCATCAAACGAGCTGCTAAACCTGTACCGGAACCACCGACAGCTGCTTGTGCAATGTCAGTAGAAGAAGCTGGTTTAAGTTTCTCTTCTTCAGTACTACCCATATCATTCTCTGGGTTAGTTGCTGCTGCCATCTTAGCCAGAATCTCAGCTTCGATTTGAGCGCGCAAACCTGCCATTGGATCAATAGCTGAAGCTGCGATCTCGGCTTCTTTCTTATCAATGTAGATATGAGGATGGCCAGCTTCTACTTCAGCTTTCAATTCTTCAACTTCTGCAGGCACAGCAGTAATGAATTTACCAGAAACAAAAATAGCAGGTTTGCCATTCTTGAATACATAGTTAATAGAGGGAAGAGTTGCTTTGAAGATTGTGGCAACTACTTCGGTTTCGGGAGTATCAGACATGATTGTTTTCCTAGAAGGGTTGATAAAGGTAACTTTTTATTTTCGGCAGAAGCTACCAGAAACTGCCGACCCTAGGAGGAGATTCTAGAATTAACCTGCAGCAGCTGCGGTCATGTTGTAGATGATGCTGTTAGCAGGAGGGTTCTTGATAACAGTTGTCAATTCAGTTGTCAGAGTACCACCAACTGCATCAATACCGTTATCAGACACATCCATGTCACCAGCTTCTGGCATGTTGAACTCTTTGTTCTGAGTCTTACGATCACCCAAGTAAGCAAGGCGGAAAGTAGACAAGTCCACTGCGACTGCCATCTTGCTCCAGCTAGTGTTGCTGTTGAACAATGGATGTTCGATCATGCGGAAAGTACCACGAGCTGTCTTGAAAGTGCTGAATTGCAAACCATAAGAAGTTTGACCATCAACAATGTAGTAAGTACCATTCAAGCGACCAATGTTATTGATAACACGTTTGGCAGTACCACCAACAAACAATACACGTTCGTTAGCAACTTTAGGATCAGTAGCTTGGTTAAAGCAAGGATCCAGATAACCTTCCAACTGAGTGTAATTGGTGGTGGAACCCGCAGTGTTGGAGTTTGCAGCGGAATAGTAGGAAGGATAGTACGAAAGATTCCCGACAATATTGATCAAACCATCCATGGTACGGAAAGGTTGACCGTTACGAGTACCTTGAGACTTTTGACCGAAGAAGATAGCCTTTTCGATATCAGCAGCATGGAAAGCAGCACAGTCTTGACGAGATTCAGCGACGTTAGTTTCGCCAGCAATCATCATGGTAGTACGAACTGTATCAGAGATTGCCCAGGTGTTACGGAAAATCTGAGTCAGGTTAGTAATACGAACTGGGTTGATAATCAGAGATTGAGGACGCAACGAAGATTCTTCGAAAGCGTTACCAACTTGATACAAGTTAACAGCAGCAGCGATAGTTGCAGCAGCAACAGTACCAACACCACGTTGAACTTGCACTTGAGTACCAGAGATAACACTGTTAACCAAGATGTTTTCACCAGTGGTATCAACACGCATCAACATGCCAGGAAGCACGTTAGAAGTTGAGGTAACTGTGAAAGTTGTATCGCTGGAAGTTTGACCAGAAGCACCGATAGTCAACTGTGGGAACAACATAGTCTTTGTGAAGAAACCATGTTCAGTTTGCACAGCGGTGTCGCTAGCCAACATAGAAGTCATACCAAACAATGGAGCAGTACCATTGGGCATGAGTCGTGTGATCATGGCAGCAAAACTTTTCTTTGCCAGATCTTGGGTAAGAGCACCCGTATTAAAAATACCAACAGACATTTTAGTTCCTTAGGAAAGTTTGAAAGAATTACAGAACTGTAACAGTAACAGCTGTGGCAGAGGTTTTAGTAACCAAGAGAGTTGCCAAACCAGAAGCAGCAACAGTAGCTTTACCAGCCAAAGTCACGCCAGTGCCAGCAGCCAAAGTACCTGCGAAAGCTGTAGAGATAGAAACAGCAACTTCAAAAGAATCGCCAATATCCATCCATGGATTAGCAGCCAAGATGTTAGCAGCAGTATCAGTAGTCAGAGTGCGACCGGCAGTGAAGCCAGTATATTGCACCAAACCACCAGCGATAGTTGCTACATCTAGAGTTGCGTTAGCATCAGCAGCTACTGTAGTAAGTTTACGAGTTGACAAGATATTGTCGCCAGCACGTGCATTACGTTGCAGGCCACCATTATCTTGCACAATGGGACGTTGAGCAGACATTAAAAACTCCTATATAAAAAGGAAAGTGAAAGAAAATTATTGACCAGGCATACCAAGAAACGCAGACCAATCTTCTTGTTTTGCTGCCTTAGCTGCTGCACGAGATGCAGGAGTTTCGACAGGCTTCGGTGCAAAGGTAGTACCGAGAGCTGCAAAATAATCATTAACTTGCTGTTGAATTTCAGCGCTAGTTGCATTTGGATTCTTACGAACCAACTGGTCACTGAGAGCAGAAACTAACGGAGTTAATGCAGGATTGGAAAGGAGGGGATTGTCGGTTTGAAGATTCTCGTTTACAGAGAATTTCTTAACCATTGAGGGGAGACGTGCGTCGAAATTTTCCTGTTGCTTAGCAAGTGCTTGATCTACAATTTTGGTAGTAGCAAACGCAGACTGAGCGTAAACAGTTTGTGCGACTTTGTTCATAGCTTGTGCAAATGCTGCTACTGCTCCATCGCCACCAGCACCAATTGCTTGCAGTTGTTCAGGAGTTACAGCTTTTGCAAAATCTACCTTACTCGCAGCTTCCATCATTTTCTGTTGGTCAACAGCACCAAACATCGAGGTATTTGGCTCTGTTTGCGAGTTAGTAGGAGTTTGCCATACGTCCTTAAATGTATCTAGTGGGGATGCAGGAGGTGTATTAGGATTTGGCTGGCCCACATTTAAGTTCTGATCTTGCGATGGAACCATACCATTAGAGGCAGTTTGTGGCGACGACTGAGTTCCAGGAAGTGCAACTCCTGGTTGATTAACTTGCGAGGGGCCAGTTGGTTGTGCAGCTGCTGGTTGTGCAGGCTGTGCGCGAAACATTGACATGATATCCATTTTGATTTCCTAGGAGTTAGTTAGATTGTTGAGAGGCCAGGAGGAGAGATTGTTCTGACTCATCGGAACGAATCAGCATTACACGAAGAATAGACATTTGGCCTGACAGAAATGCCTCATCTTGCGCGAATTTGGTTGGGTTAGTTGCATTAAACTCTAGAGCTAATTTGCTTTCTGCGATCTGTGCTAGTTCATTCTGCAGGATATGTTTTTGATCCGTTGTCAGAATAGAACCAGCAAGAATTTCCTGATTGGTTAAGTCCCAATGAGTGAAAGTTCCTACTGATATCTTTGCCATTTTATTTTCCTTGTCCTGCTGCGCTAGCAAGTTGTGATTGATTAACTGCCGCAGTTCCTTGTTGAGAAGCTGGAGCGCCTGGAGTATAACCAAACTGATCTGGTGTTGGTTGTGGCGGGAACTTACTAGGATCTATATTATCTCCCATCTGTTTCGCCAGTTGTTGCACAGTTTGGCTCCAAGCAGAAACTGCCTGTTCATAGGCTTGTTGCTGAGGAGATTTCTCGAAAGCAGTAATATCTGCATTACGAGTTTTCATTAGGTAACTAAACATAGGGCCGATATTGTAAGCAGCTCCGATCTGTGCAGAAGATCCAATGGTTTGTAAAGCCATTGTAAAATCGTCACCAGAGATTGCTTTATCAGTAGGAGTGAGACCATCAGTAACTTTGAAAGTTGCCTGAGATTGTCGCAGTGCTACTGGATCAATATCTACTTGCTTACCTTGAGCTGGAGAGAAGATAGAAACTCCTGCTTGGTATTGCATGATATTGAGTTTCAACATCTGCTTCAGCGGAGTAAATACCTGAGCCTCGAAAAGCATGGAAGTCATCTGATCTCTACCATTTGCATTACTCATAACTGAGTCGTACTCATGGAGAGTCTTATTACCTTTCACAAACTGACCTTGTTTGGCTTGGTTCTGTCCATTAACAGAGTTAGCCATTTGCATCATCTGAGGAAGTTCTTGGAAAGCTACAGCAGATTGGTCATCACGGAATGGGAAAGCATAAACTGACTCACCTACATTCTTACCATAAGCTGCTGGGCGAACTGGAATCTTAGCAGATGGATTATCAGAGTTTATATGTGCTTCTGAGATTCTTGATGGATCATAAATTGTACGATCCGAGATGGCTCGACGGCGAGCAGCCATAGCACTGTTAACAAGAGCAGAAGAAATATCTTGAAAGGGTTTAGCATTGTTAGCAAAAGATTTTGTTTGGTAGCCTAAACCATCTTCAGAAGATTGTCCAAACAGAACTGGCAAGAAGCCATGTGCGTTAGTTTGGCGTTCTGCGTAGATAAGCACTTGATGGTTCACAATGATAAACTTCCACACTTGTGGAGTATTAGCAGAGGGAACTTTCAATGCAAAATCTGCTGGAATGATTCGTGCGTAAAGAGTAGTTACTTCGTAAAGATTCTTATAAGCAATAGGTTGTGGACGATCCAACATACCTGCCCAACTCATCCAATCAGTAGTTCGCTTAGGATCTATCTGCATCAGAGCCATTGGGTTGATCTGAGGGATATAGTAAGATTCAATACCACCAGTTCCAGAGCCGCCCTGAGTTCCAAGTCCTGACTCAAAAGCAAGTTTGATATTGGAAATCATCTTATCTGGAAGTTCGTTAATAAACTTCTTCAGATGGATACGAGACATAAGTTCCGTGTGACCAGCAAACTCACCATCTTTATAGATATCAGTAGGCTTGTAGCGAGTATCAAAAAAGGTATTATACAAGTCCCAGCGGCGGATCTTGTTACCTTCCCAGATAACTTGTTTAGGCTTACCTTCTTTACCAGACATGAAAGCCAGATCAGTTTCTACAGCTTCTGTAACTTCTCGGCCCCAATCAACTTCCACAGCTCCCAGATTATATTTGAAACAATCTCGGAAAAACATCTGGAACTGCTGAACCCAGCCACCGCGAATCTGGTTTTCTTCCATAATCGCTTGGTACTGGAGAGCTGTATCTTCTTGCTCGGGAGGAGCAACAAAGCCAAACATAGGAGTTCCAGTAAGGAAAACTGATGTTTGGTAAGTAACTGCTGACTCTACTTGTGGCATCACAACTGGAACAGTTACGTTCTGGAATTTGGTAGGATCGCCATACTTATTAGCAAGACGAGCGCGCCAACCTTCTTGTGTCCAATCATTCTCACGAATATACGCAAGATCTACTTGGCGCATTTGTTCACGCAAGTTCCACTGCTGGTTAAGCATGGAATAACATTGGCGATGAAATTGTACCAGTGCCGCTTGGGACTTATCTGGAATAATCATAGGAGTTGCGCTAGACATGTGAGTTTAGTTTCCTGTTAGCAGGGATTAAAAAGCAGAGTTAGAATCGGTGTGATGAATCTTAACTCTGGAGAATTCTTGTTCTTCAATGATGGTACTTGCTAGAAGCAGGTGCCCATACATCTCGATAACTTTCGGAGCGTAAGTAAGACAATCTAAGATACCATCAGTGTTATCTCTTTTCAGAGGATTGAACTGTGAGATCTGTAGGTTAACTTGTGCTTTACAATCTGGGTGCACAAAGATCTCACCTGCTAGGAGTTGCTTAAACATGTTAAGAATCCTAGAGTTCTTGGAATAGGAGCCGGAATAAACTTCCACAGCTTCGATACCAATAATTCCTCGCTGGTTACAGATAAACTCGAACCAATATTTCAGAGTATATTGATACGCGTTTGATTCGATTGCAATGACGCGGCAGTTCTTAGATAGTGCTATCTTAAGTGATTCTGCGATTGTGTCACCTGGGGATAGGCGATCTTCTATCAGATGTTTACAAACTGGGTAGCCATTATGGATCTCGAAATACATGATGGTAACAAAGTCAGAACCGGCTTTATCAGTTGCAGGGTCAATGATGATAAAGTTTCCGAAATGTATATCATCCGCTGGGAAAGGATAGTCCGGAAGTTTGTTAAGATCTACTAGGTTATTAACAGAAGCGTTTTCGTCATTAAGAACTTCAGCGAAGAAAACTTCTGGACGACCCATTGCCAAGTCGTTTTGGTATTCTTTCAGGAGCTGTTCAATTGGCTGGAGTTCTTCCCAGAGAGAAGTTCCATCAGCAAGAATACCACCAGCAATAAACTTAGTCCAAGTTGGATTATGTTTTAGCTTGCGAAGCAATGAATGTTTCGTAGGATACATGTTAGCAATGAAAATGAAAAGACACCCATGAGGGCTCTTAGCTTTCATTGCAGTACCAACCATCCAAGTTTCTAGTTTCGAGGAAACTGTCTCAGAATCTGCATCTTCGCGAGTTTGAATGTCATCGAAAAGCATGACATCAGGACGCTCGTTTTCTAAGGTAATACCACGAATGTCAGATTCAGCACCTGCTCCCATGATGATAATGTTACGACCGCGAAATCCAAATCTTTTGAGATCTTGTCGATCAGTTTCGGCACCTAGTTTCCAGTCACCAAAAACTTTCTTAATGTTCTGCTCACCAAGCATCGACATAATATCAGAGATAATATTATTAGCTTTAGTCTGCGTACCACAGATGATGAGAATAAACTTCTTTTTAGTAAAGAGTACACAGTAGAGAATAAAGATTTTCATCAGCATGGTCTTACCAAAACCACGCGGCAGGCCGATTGCTAGTTGTGAGAAATCTCTAGTTTTGTGGATATAGGAAAGTAACCACTGCCAGATAGATTTAAATACTGGTGGAAATAGGTAGCGAAAAACTACTGGCATTGCTAGAGCAGCCAGAAAATCGAGAGAATCTTTGGCGAGCTGCTCCACTTGGTCTACTTGGAAAGTAGATTCCTTTACTGGTTCGATCTCCACAGGAGGAACATACTCTGGAGTATCTAGTTCCAGAGCATTAGCATCTATACGAGCCATTACTTAGCTTTCTTGGAGAGAATCAGTTGGATACGCAAGAGCTGTTCTTTAGCAGCTTGCTTATTCTTTTGCACCAATTCTGCTTTTTTAATTGCTTGTGTCATGGCTAAGAGCTGGGCTGGAGTTGGAGGAGCTGACATCATTTGTACCTTTCATAGAGTCTAACATCTTTGTCATATTTGCTGATTGGATAGTTACTAGATCTTGAGAACCTGCTTTAACTACTTGGTTGTTAATATTAGTTGTGAATGATTGAAGAATTTGTGTTGGCATAAGAAGTTGTACGACAGTTTGTTGTGATGTAATAGATTCTGGAGCAGAAGATCCACGACGTTTCGCAGCATTTATAACTTGGATAGCTTTCAGAACTTCCATAGGCCGCATCATAAATGGCATCAGATCTTTCAGCTTTTCCAGCAGATCATCTTCCATCTTATCATAAGCATTATCGCGCGAGTTATGTTTTGCCAGATTTTCATATCTAGCTTCGGCTACTTTAGAAGAAAACTCTGGATCTGAGAGAAGCTGGGAGATTCGAGATGTAGAAACTCCTACGGCAGCAGCAACTACCTCTGGGCCAAGTCCTTGACCAAGGAGAGCTAAAGCACGAGTATCTGTTGATGAGGTGGTAGAAGACATATATGATTTCCTAAGATGTATGAATGATACAGAGAGGAAGAAACTTTGTCAGCTGGGGATTCTAGCTTTATATAGATGGGTCTGTTTTGAAAAAGTTTAGTAAAATTGGTAGAGGTCAATAGGATAGGACAGCCACTCAATCTTAAAAAAGCCCCTGCCCCCTCCATTGAATGAGAATCATTCGTATTTAGGATATTAGTGTAAGTAGATAGTACTAGCTTGATCTAGAATGGTGCATGAGTTACTAGAATGGTGCATAGTTCCCTAGAATGGTGCAACATGTGGATAACTTGTATAACTTTGGCATGTGGATTAGTGTGGATAAGTGGTGTAAGTTGTTGATTTATAAGGCTTTTTTGCTGGCGCTTGAGAACTGGTGAGAGTTGGCATGGTTACTGCTATATATAACGCAGGTGATAATGCCTGATACTAGTGGAGAAAGTAAGATGATTGATTTTAAGTTGTTAGCGGCTCAAGCGTTTGTGATGCTTTGTGTAGTTAGTGCCTATGCGCTGGCTTGTAATTAAGGAGATTCTACAATGTCACATTTATTTATTCTCATAGCCCGTCACCAGTTAGCTAGTGCTATGCATACTGATGATGTATTTACACTGGTAGATATTACTGACACTAGGGTGTTGGTCAAATCTTCTATCGGTTGGGTTAGCTCTCAGGTATATGCATTTAATAATAAGTTAGGCGCTTGGTAAGATTGTCCTCTGAGACTGTTAGGTTCTCGCAAGTTCTAGCAGTCTCAGTGATACAATTTTGTATCGCTCTAAAGAAAGATTCTATATGTCACATTTTCCATCAACTCATTTAGTCAATCAGTTTATCAGTGGCCAATCAGAGGCTCTAACTGGTCAGCGACTTGCGAAAGTTAAATATAAAACAACTGCCAAACAAGCGGCCAAGTTTCCTAATATTTGCGTAAGCGTGCCATTCATCGCAAGCGAAACTATCTCAGGGAATATTACTAAACTCATGCCATATATTAAAGGTATGTTAGAAGCGGCTCAGGATGGAGTGATTAGAAGTCTCTACGAATCTAGTGACGGTATGCTCTCAGGTGTCAGTGATACTGATATTGGTCTCGATGCTTGTATCTCTTATATGGAGGCAGAAGCTCAGGGTTCCAGATTGACGAAAGAGTTAATTAGTGCCTGGTTCGATACGAATGTTAAAGACTATCTATATGTCATCATCGCAGAGAAGCTGAAATATGGCACTGATTCTGAGCATACACCAGAGCAAGAGGCAACTATCGGGCGCCATATCAATGGATATCGTGGTTTGTATGAATCTCTCGCAGGTGGAAAGACAGTTCTGCAAGATGCACAAATTAAGAGTCTTGGTAAGGTGTTGGAATTGATTGATTCTGATGATATCTCGGTGAAACTTGCAGGACGATTAGTTGCCATGCAGAACAAACCGAAATTAGAGGAACTGTTGGAACTCTGATTCTCTATCTGATAGACCAATAACTGATTAAGCCTGAGATAGTTATATATTATTTCAGGCTTAATTGTTTATTGTAAGTTTATACAGATCAATTAACAGTCAATCTAGACTAATTGACTAATTGACTAATTGACTGTTCACCCCTCGACCCCCTTCTAGCACCCCCCTCGGTCACACCATAATCTATCTATATCTATTTATCTATCTAGCTCTATCTATCTATCTATATCTATATAACTCCTATACCCTACCACTTTAATATTTAAATTAATTTTTTAGTGGGGGTATAAATAGGCCGTGATGTATGTATGAGAGTTTCCCTAAAGTCTATAACTATCTAGGCATATAGATAGATTCAGGGATATATAAACTAGGACTATAGATAAGGGTTGACATTGACCCCCTCAGGCGGGTATCCTAGGCTTACAGTCAATTGGTCAATTGGTCAATTCTCTATCTTTGAGAAACTAAGAATTAAAACAGTAGTTCCCTATCTTATATATTCTAATCAATCCCGATATAAGAATATATAAACCTAAGGATTCTAACATCATGCCAACATTTAAACATAAACCAATAAACAATACAATAAGAAAACCTAATGGAGATATTTCTATTTATGGTTTTCATTGTGGATATATCCAAGAAGATAAAATAACTGGTGTATCATTATATAAGGATGGTACTTATCATGTCAGATGTTATAATCCTATAACTGGCATTAGACACTGGAATACTTGGGATAACTTAACGGAAGCAAGAAAAGACTATAAACGAATGATTCGTGATATTAAGAAAGGATCTTTAAAATGCTAATCACTCCACATATTACACATATAACCCTAATCCTCCCGCCTGATCTAGATATGATAGATTCTCTGGTAATACTAGCAGCTTCTATCTATGCTTGTATCATTCTAATTAAAACAATCTGGGAAGATATTGTATGAACCACTCAGTACACCAATCTAAATCTGCTTCAGTTATCCTATTAAATCAACAGTTGAATAAAACAGATCCAATAGATACATTTCTAGGTGATCTAGTAGTATTAGCTGATAATATGATTAGTTCATATAATCCTGATATATTCCTAGAATTCCCCAGAATCTCAAAAGTATCATCCTCTTTATATTCTGGAATCCTTCAGTATATAGCACCTGAGGAATATACTGCCTTTCTATCTAATGAAGAACAGTTAACCCTAGTTCTTTTAATCTTACAATCAGAAGGAGTACCATATGAGTATCATACTCTTGAATCTTGATCTGCCAGTTAAAGAATCTTCTATACAAATAACTCGCAGGGCAACAGCGGCGGCATTATTAGAATGTGCCGAGATAATGGAAACTAAGAAGCTCACCTATTATGAAGTCTTTAAGAAGCTTAAAGAGAATAATATCTACTGGCTTAGTAATGATTCTTTCAGGCTTATGAGATATGCAGGTGAGCAAACCATGCCATATGCATCATTAGAACACCAGATTGATATGGTATTACTAGTCCGTGAACATATCTTACAAACTGGATTATTAGATTTTCTAGGAAGGAATATAACAGAATGAGTAAAAAGAACTATCGACCTTATTTCTCCCAAGAGGAATTAACAGAAGTTACCAGATGTGTATCAGTAGCATCTACCAATACTAGACTAATCGGTTATCTTCGACTATTCTTAGCTAAGATAGAGAATGAGCAAGTATCAGTACAATATACTAATGCTCCATCTATTGAAGAAAAGTTAGGATTAGAAGATTCTCCACCTGCAAAGCAAGATCTAAAAGCTCAGAGATTCCAAGCATATAATAAGTGGTTAGAATCTCCAGCTAAATGTTCTATCCTAGAACATGCGCGCGCTCAGATGTATAGATATGAAAATGATCTTATGTCTCCAGAAGAAGAATCATCCTATGAACAGAAACTAGATAGAGGTTATTAATCATGTCCCCAGAATCGACACCAACACCAACACAAACTCCTATCCCAGATTGGGCTAGACGCCAAGCTAATAACATAGATTATGCAAGGTTTCCTCACGCTGCTACAGACTGGTTATTCAATACTTATCTAAAAGATGACCCAGCTTGGTATGTACCATGCGAGAATACACCAGAAACCAAACAAACTTTCTATCTCTTAGTTCTAGAATCAGAAGGTTATCCATATCTCTCAATCCCAAATGACTTACCTAAGGAAGAAATCTAATCATGTCATCTAAATCATCCATTCTCCAACATAAACTCCTAACTTCCAGCGGTAGGAAAACTAAACTAGCCCTTCAGAAAGGTTATGTAGAAATTCCTAAGAAATATGCACCTAAGACTCATATCTATTTAACTTGGGAGTATGAAGAATTTGTTATCAAAGGTTACAAGAATGACCGCCGATACCATAAAGTTCTACAGACTAAATCTATTGTTGAAGCTAGAAAGATTCTAGAATCAATAGCAGTTTCTAAGATTGATTCTCCTGAGCCTATCTCTCCTATCTTACATAAACAATTCTGTTTAGTAGGATGATAATAAAACCCCAAAGATCATTGTAACCATTGTAAAGGATTCTATGAAAATCTTATGCTCCCTCTCAGGTATTGAATTCACCTGCGAACATTTTCCAGCTTATCTATCATCCAGAGAGATAGCACATCCTATCTTTTCTCTGCCTCAAAAGAAACTTATCTCATATCTAGGTAAGTGGGCAGCCGGTGAACTAACACCAACAGATTCTTACCTCCTATTCCTTGCAATTCTTAACTCATCTAATCTGGTAGAATTCCGTGTTCCAGCTGCAAGAGATACCAACACCGATTCTCTTATCTATCAAAACATGGAGCGACTAGCTAAGACTATCTCTAAGCTAAACGCAGTATCTTCTCCAGCGGCGGTATTCCCACGATATGCTATCGGCCCAGATACTAAGTATCTTACTAATATTAAAATCTGGATAGAAAACTGGAATGATGCCTTCGCAGACTTTCAATCAGGGTATGCTAGAGATTATGACGCGCGTAAACTTATTACTCGCGAAGCTGCTCTAGAAAGAATGATTAAGAATCCACATCTGCCAGTATCTGCCTATGCTTCTAAGATAGCAGATTGGGCATCAATAGCAGGTCAATTCCCAGAATATAATACACAATCTCCATTCACTAATATGACTATTAAAATGTCAGACTATTGGAAAGAGATTATTATTAAATGCTCCCGTGAAGAATCTATCTTCTCTGTTCCTCAGGTAGATATTCAAGATCTCCTAGAACATTGTGAGAATAATATCTCAATCGGTACAATCTATTCTAATGCTCTATTCACAGTCCTGCGAAAAGCAATAGAGCGCCAGCGTAACTTCTTAGGCTTAGGTGATATGGATCTATCCCGTGGCAAGTATCAAATTCTTTCCACAGATGATACTACAGAAACAGCTAACCTAAAAGCTATGATTGATTCAGCTCCAGATCATGAGCCAAGAATCGAAGAATATCCTAATAAGGTAGCATTTCTTAAAGCTAAGTTACGATATCAAATGGCTAGAAAGTATGGTTCTGCACCAGATGCACCAGAATCTACCAACACCAGCACCAACCCAGACACCAATACTGGAGAATCTAATAATGAATAAGTCATTTTATCTGTCTCAATCAGATATTAACCTATGCGATAAATATTATCTTCTCCATTGGGAAGGTGAGTATCTCCGAAACTCTCTCATTCTAAATGAACAAACTAATGAGTTATATCTAGAACACCAGAATGTACGATATAAAGTGCGGCCTATGCAACAAGGATATAAATTAGATTCACAATATAAACTATCTTTCCGTAAGTTAATCGGTGAGCAAGAAGGTTATGTTGTCATTAAACTATTAAATTCTAAGGATACTAAATGAATATCTTTGTCTTAGATCAATCACCAGC